TTAAACACTAGCAACTCGTGCAAATCCATCTGTTCCGTTACTACCTACGATATCTGAATCATAGCCACCTTTCTGTCCACCAGCACCACCACGACCAACAACCAGAGTGATTGTTTGATTTGTTGTACTATTATTAGTGTATTGAGCCACAAGAACAGAGCCTGATGCACCGCCACCACCAAATGACCAACCTTCATCTCCAATTCCCATAGCACCATCACCACCTTTACCAAATAGAGCAATAGGACTTACAGATGCACCACCTGTGTGGTCTTCCTTGGTTGCATTGCCTACTTTACCTTGAGTGATTGTCGTTGAGTCAAATGCACCAATAATGTCTACAGCACCAACAGCACCAGCTTGCCCATTATCATAAGCTGAACCGTTACTCCATACGCCTTGGGTGCCACCACCGCCACCGTGAACAACAGCAATGTTTTCCCCGTTAACTTTAAGCAATAGATCAGCACCAGCTTGCCCATTGCTTAAAGGATATGAAGAGTTATTAGATCGACGTGATGCACCACCGCCACCTCCAGCACCGATCAGTGTAAAGAGCTTCGTTTCACCCGGTTGTAGAACGAAACTATATAAACCAGCCGGATAATCGCCATCAACAGTTGTACTATTAGGATTCTTATGTTGGAGTACTTGGAAACTTACCTGACCAGAATAACCAATACGGTTTGTACCTGAACGATTATAAATCTTTGGTTTAAAGCTATTTATATCACGGTCAAATGAAGGTGCTTCATTGGCTGCTTCAGGGCTTAAAAATATACCAATATTACGATCTGTTAGATTATAGATGTCAGGTGCTTTAATCTTGTCATTATCAGCAATCCAGCCATCTGTACCACCAATCATCGTTACCGTACCGCCACCTTCGCCGCCATTGTAATAAAACACACCTGAAGCAAGGATTCTTGGATATGAAACATAATTGAGTAATGCAGTAATCTGAGCTTGTAGCTCATTACGTGCGTTTTTATTAAAGGCAGCTTCAGCAGCAAAGCGAGCTTCAATTGCTGCTGCGAGGTTTTCTAGGTCTGGATAAGTTGCTAACAATTCATAGAGCTGCTGTCGATTATTTGGGTTTAAAACAACTCCATGCTTCTCAAGTACGTTTGCAATCTCTTCCTGAACCATATTGCACCATTCAGGTGTGAGATAAGTTGCATCTTGTCCGGGAACATCTTCATTTGAATGGAAACCTTTTTTTCCTGTACCAAACATGTCAGGTCGCGCATTTACACTATCGATCCGCTTCATGATTGCTCCTTAATGTCATAACGTAAATAAGCTGGTAAGTAGTTTTGAATGATGCATGCCATATCAGCTTGCACCGGGGCTTTTAAGATCAATTTGACTTTGAACCGCAGGTTTTCTGTGTTGATTGGTGAGTTGCATGAAGCTATACATTGCATTGGTCTGTAGCGTATTAAATCAACTAACTTAATGCTAAATAAGCCAAGTAAGCCCTCAAGATAAGTACGGTTTAAAACATTCTTTGTCTGTTGAATCCATTGGATTATCTGAAGACGTTCTTCAATTGTTTTGGTTTTATTCACAGTACATTTCAGCGGTAGACCTAGAGCCGCTTCATATTCACTTAATAATTCTTCTGGAATCTTCTCTAACGTGGTCAAAATACGTTTTGCATCAACATCAGCTTGTGCAAGTACTCTTGCATGAGCGTATACATCTTTTGCGACAACACTTTTGGGTGAAGTGTCATAGCCGCCTGCTGGCAGTAATTGACGAAGTACTGAAGCATAAAGCTCTACTGTTTGCTCAAAGGTCATAACATAGTCACCGTTAAAGTACCGATCCGGAGCCAACCAGTCACAAACACATTTAAAGTAGGTGCCTGATTTGTTGCTGGTGTAAGCTGAACATCTGTCACACCCGGCAATGCTCTAATTTGACTAACAAGAGTAGAAGCAACAAAAGTTTCTCCCGGCTTTAACAATCCAACATAGTCACGAATGACTTTTTCAACATCAGTTTGACTCACACTACCTGTTACCAGTGCAGTGATATTCAAATACTCTTTTGTTGGTGCATAAGCTCTTACGTCACCCCAAAAACCTGAATATTCTTCTAAAGCCGTTTGTACTAAAGCTAAAATTGCAGAGCTTGGGGAGTTAGGGGGATTACCAGCTGCTGTGATTGCAACATCTAAAGAACCAAGGCCACGACGTTTCGGAAAAATAAAAACATCAGCCACACCCGGTACATCTTTTACGATACGTCGAAGATCAGCTTCACGATCACGAATAAGACCTAAAGCCTCTTTATCCATCATACGCTGACGCCAAGCTTCAACGTCTTCAGCATCAACACCCGCAGATATTTCAATAACATCCACTTGTGCTGCAACACCCGGTAATGGACTAACCCAAAGCAGCTGCTCACCATCGAAATTCCAGCTCACACCTTCAAACTCAGCAATAACTTGGATTTCTTTAGGCTTATTTGCGGTAAATGTCTCTTTATACAAAGTTAACCAGTAATGACCTTTACCATCCGTGACTTTTGTTCCAGCTGGAATAGTGACCGCAGTGTTTGATGTTGCTTTGACTCGTCCTGAAGCCTTAGAGCCACCATTACGCGGACATTCCAAGCGTTTTGCATGTATATAAAGGAAAGGCTCATCAGCTGTAGCAACAAATAGCTGTTTTTGAATATAACTTTGATGATGATAAAGGCCCTCAACTACAGCAGCTTCACCATCTGCGCGAATGGCTGCATCATCTTCATCATCTAGAGTTAATCCAGTTAAATTTTGGATTTCCTGAATAATGTCAGAGCGTAATTGGTCAAATGTCTTGATCGGATATGCCATTGTTTAGCCTCCAACCTTAACAAAATAAAGGATTGTTTGTTTCTGACCAGATAGCTGTGTAACTTCAATATTTAGGTCCACCTGACTTTTAACTGTCTGAATAGCATTTACCAAAATTGAAGCAAATCGATTTGGCACCAAGCCTTCTAAGGCTTCTTCAGCATATTGCTTAACTGTTTGAATTGTACGGGTTACATCTTTTGAACGTCTCAAAGTATAAAAACGGCTACCAATCTTAGGATTTGCCCAATACTTATTGCGGTGGATATTTAAACGCTGACAAATTGCTTGTACCTCATTTTTACTGAAGGCAGCATCTAGGCTCATCAACACATAATCTTTCGTTTTTAAATCAATATTCGCCATGATTCACCTACATTTGTGGAAGTGGAGTTGGTGTATTACCGTTTTTGTGTTGGTTATAAATGTCACGCATTTCCTGCATTGAGCCTTTCTGATCAAAGACATTGCCATTCACATGCAAATTGCCCTCATCAATAAAAAGGTCACCAGCAGTGATATGCGTACCATCTTCTTTAAGCAAAAGGCTGTGCCCGAACTGGTCATAAACTACTGTTTCACCTTCACCTACGTTGACGACAACAGCTCCACCAGTCGTTGCAATAACAATTGAACGTGATGTTTTTCCATGCAATGGAATAACTACAACGCGTGCACCTTCAGGAATGTGTGAGTTAAAGCCGACTTGCTGAAAAAGCTCTACTTCTTGCAAGGTTTCATCAGCAAAGCCCTTTAACTGCAATACTTTTGAACCACCACGTGCGACCAGGGCGAACAGTGGTTGTCGGATTTGTTTCATTGCCTTATTTATCTGGGCTGCTACAGCTTTCATCATGATTTTTTCTCCTTCAGTACCAATGGATTTGCCCAATCGCCTTGACGCTTCAGAAGAAGTTTTGTTGTTTTGCCATTCTTACGGTCAAGCTGAAACGTGCGACCATACACAGCCCATTTGGCTGTCGCTCTTGATAAAACATTGGTTTCTAAATTGATGTACCAGCCTGTTGACCATAGCTTTCCGTCGATCATCCAGCCTGAAACCGTTGCGGTTAGTGTGTGTGCTTCAAGATCATTGTCTTTTTTGATTTTTTCTAATGCTGCATTTGCTTCAGCTTCAGTTTCCACATCGCCCAAAGTGACCATTTTCAAGCGGTTATAGGCATACTGTGTTTGAGCTGTGGTTTCAGATAATATTGAGTTTGCGTTGCCGTCTTGGCTCAAAACCTTGATATGGCTAAAGACATTAGAAACGTCGTTGTCATACTGAAGACTTAAAACGTTATTGCTGTTGTTTAAAGGACGCATCAGGCGCAATGGGGTTTGCACATGATATGGGTTTGCAAAAGGGTCACCGATTTGTAAAGTCCCGTCTGGATCAAGCCAGACATGTTGTCCAGTGATTTGTGCTGCCTTGGTCAATGAATCCCACAATGATTCACCCGGCTCAACAGAGACTTTATTCTTTAGCCATGCATTATCCTGAATACGGACATCTTGAAACAGTGAACCTAAGTCACCGCCTAATACATAGCGACCTACCAACTCTTCAAGTGTGATCTGGCGGCCATTAAAAATAGGCACGGAACAATCAATTAATTGTCCAACGAGGTCACGGCCAGAAACTTGCAGGCCATAGCCCTCACGGCTTACAGCTTCAGAAATACGATCTGCAACAGCAGTTAAAATGAGTTGATTAGAATAATAAGTTTGTACTTTTGCACCACCTTTAATGGCAGGATTTAAGGCTAGCCCACCGGTTTCAAATAGCGTAAAGCTCCAGTTTTCTGCTGGTGTATCAATCTGACTGTCAATTTCAACCTGATCCCAGCCTTTAGCTTCAAGTCCAGCAATCACTAGGCGAATTTCATTACCTTGATTATCTTGCATAGATTGTTAGCTCCATGCCGACCTGCAATGCAGCAGGGTTAATCAAATCAGGGTTTAAGCGACGAATTTCTTCTGCACGACGCATATCACCATATAAATAGTGTGCTAACCAATGCAGGGTGCAAGGCACTGGTACTTGTGTTTTGGTGATGGGTGGACGTGTTTCAATAAGTTCTTGGATTTGATCCTGAATCTGGGCAGCAACGTCTTTATAGACCTGAATTTGTGTGATGCTTTCAAAGGTATTAATAGCTCGTTCTTCACGGATAGCTTGCTGAAGTACTTCTCGTGTTTTTTTTCGTACAAGAGCCAAATCAACTGGGGTAAAGCTGATATCTTGGTTGTTTGCCATTTCTGTACGTGTAGTTGCAACAACTTGCTGTGCAATAGCCACTTGACTAGCAGCAAGTGTTGAGCGCCAAACTCGTTGTAACTCCGGAGAGGTATCATCATTTTGAAAAAGGTTTTCAAAACGCTCAACTCGATGAACAACATCACGCCATTTCGATAAAGCTGAAATATTGGTATCAAAGGTCACAAGCTTGGTGACGTCATCAACCAACCCAACAATCCAATCGGCAGGTGATAAAACATCCTCAATTGCTTGTTTTGCAACACCTAAATAATTACGTGCCTGATCGATACCGTTGCGAATCGTATTAACTGTATTAAATAACTTATCAGTGTCGCCAATTTTGAGTTTTTCTAGCGCACTTTCCAATGCTGAAGCTGGAGCATCAATAATTGTTGTGGTTGCAATTTTCTCAGGAACAGCAACAGGTACAAACAGCTCACGTTTTTCAGCTTTTGCCTTGATAAACTCAATGGACATCGTACAGAAGTCAGGTGTTGTTGCCTCATGATCAATTTCATGATTAACAACTTGAACTTGCTGTACACCAAAGACAGGATGTATGAGTTCACCCGGACCAGTCGCACTTAATGCTGCTTCTAAAGCATTAACCCAAGTTAAATAGTCAGGTCCAGTAAAAACCGCTTGTATTGAAATTCGTCGTGGGTCATTGCCCATATCTTCAATTTCAGCTTCATCTGAATATGGAGCCTGCTTGATAGCTAGAGTTTTAGGCGCAGTATCTTTGGTGGATGTGCATTCAAACTGCACACCACGAAAACTTGCATCTTGTAAATCTGTATCCCAGCCCATGAAAAAATAACCTCACTATTGTGAGGTTATGATGTGAAATACCAGACTTTTATATCAGGCGGAAACGCTTCCGCTTAATTTAGTGCCGTTGTAGGTAAAAAGGAACATTTGAAGCACCGTGGCGTTTTTCTTCAACAGCTGCATTTTCAGAAATCGCTCCCAATAGGCCACCACTAAAATTAATAGTTTTGTTTTGCCCGGTGACATTAATTAATGTATTGATCTTATTGATCATCTCTTGACTCAATTGATTTTGCTTCTGCTGTTCAGCAATTAATTGGCTACTTTTTTCTTCAGCTGAAGCTTGCTGGGCTTTGCTTTGCTCAATGGCCTGTTGAACAAAGTCAGGACGTTCACCTCCTGAACCAATACCAACTTTTGCTAAGACATCACTGACCATACTGTATCCAGCATCATCAATAGGTTTAAAAATTTGATACCCCGTATAAGCTGCTCCAACAAGACCAGCTGTTTTCGCTGCATTTGAAGCCTTAGATGCTAAACCACCAGTGGTTGAGGGCAAATCTGGAGTCTTAATACCTCCCATAGTTTTAAGCGTGAAAGCCGCAGCACCAGCTACTAATGCAAGACCTCCAACTGCCACAGCTGCACCATAAGTTACACCAGCTAAGTTTTCATTTTCTGCTGCACTTTTAGTAATTGTGTCTTTTAAACCACCTAAAGACTCCGAAATAGCATCATAAGCTTTGGATTGAGCAAACAATTTTTCTTGCTCAAATGCGATATCTTTTGCCCAAGGAGTACCCCGAATCATTGCTGAATCTGCTGCTACCGTACCTGCCGCATTAGGGAGTTGTTTTCTTAGATCATTTAACGTGTCTTTGTTATAGACAACACTTAAAGCAGCCATAAGTGCTTGCCGATCTGCAATGATTTCACCAATTTCTGAACCCATAGCGATGTTACTCATATCTTCCAAAGCAGCTTTTCGTGCTACTGAATCGGAAGACGCAGCCTGTTTCTGAAGCTTTGTATATTGGGCATTACCAGCAAGTTGTCGCTCTAATAATTTTACAAATGCTTCAACACCATAGACGCCTTGCTCACGTTGTTGAACTGAATAAGTACCCCAGTCAAATACTTGTTTTGGTTTTTTCTTACCATCAGATTTTGTGGGGTCTCCAGCCTGTGCAACAACCGCATCACTAATAGATTTGCTAAATTCACGGCTTGATAACTTTGCAAGTAAGTTGACCACATTATTACCAGCTTCATCAGCAGTACCAGCTGTTTTCATGGCAACTTGGTTCATTGCAACTAGTTCAACTAAACCTTTTTCTCCGCTGTAACCAACAACACGTGCTGCTGCCATTTGTTGTGCCAGCCATTTCGACATGTCCTTATATTCAAAGCTTCCCAATTGACCGCCACGCATAGCGATATCATGACCACGTTGCAAATCATTAACACCAAAGTCCTGCATCCGAACTGTTAGAGCAGCAGCATCAGTTGCAGCCGCATTGGTTGCAAATGCCGTTTTTACAGCCATATTTAATGCTGGAGCAACATTGTTAAGTTCGTATTTACCTGAAGCAATTAATGCATTTGCTGCTTCAGCGGCGTCTTCACGCGTTCCACCGCCACCTCGGACAGCCGCTTTGATGTATTCATTTAACTGACCACGCGCAGCAAGTCGTGCTTCAGGTGTCATCCCTTGTCCACCAGTGGCAGTTGCAGCAATGTAGGTCAACTGCTGATCATAATCACGAGGTTTTTGTAAAGCATTAGATATGTACATGCCACCAGCAATAGCACCGCCTGTAACAGCAGTACCTTTCTGCCAAAGTGACATAGTCTGTTGGGTTGATTGATGAGTACGTTTGCTTGATTGTTCAACCTGTTTTGTCCAGTTCGCCAGCTGTTGAGCTGAACCCACCTGTTGTTTTAATAAGGCACCTTGCTGACGTAGAACACCTTCAAGCAACTTATTGGTACGTAATAATTGATCCCCAGCACGGGCAGTATTCAAAGTCTCCCGTGTACCAGCTCTTGCAGTATTAACAAATTTGGCTTGAGCAGAACCAATCTGGGTCCATTGCGTATTGATTTTAGTCGTGGCCTGAACTTGCTGATCAGAGATGCGCTTCATCTCTTGTGCAGCTTGTTGACCCCGAATCTGCAATGTAAGAGAAACAGTAGAATTGCTTCCGCTCATAGTTTAGCCCTTTGATTTTGAATGTTTGCGAACACTGGTCACATATGTTTTTGTCACTGTAGAGCTGTTCCCATTTGTTTGAGTATGGGTTGTGACGGATGATTTTGGTGGCGCTTGTGGTGTTTCTGAAGGTACAGATTCCACTTGACGAGGTAAAGGCCGCGTAGCACCAAGGAAAGCCATTGCAATATGCAGAGGCAAATTAATTGCATCTGCATATGGGATACCAATGGCCATCAATGCTCTAATTAACTGAACGCGCCCAATTAATTCGCGGCTTTGACCTTTGCTTCCAGTTCTGCTTTTTTCTCATTGAAATGGATGAGATTGAACGATGAAGTTTGGGCAATATCTTCATATGTAGGTTCATATTGATTACCAGCCTCATCAACTAACTTAAGCATCGCGACAATATCTGAAATAGCAATGTATTGCAGACCAGTAATCTTGGCTTGAGCTTCAACGTATTCAAGGGCGGTTATTGAAGACATCACGTATTTCGTGCATTTGATTGTTTTCTTTGCCTGTTTAAGATCAATGGCTACAGGCAAATTACCATCTACAAAAATTCTTTCCATTTTTACATTGTCTCATCAAGATAATCTAAGCAGAACATTTCAATGTCACGCATGGTTTCACCATCCACGTTGTATGACTTACTCACTGTTTGTACATTACAGTCAATAAACGTTTCGCGGTATTTGCCATCCGGTGATTCAACAGAAAGACGTCCATCTTCAACAGCCAACCAATTGACTGTATCTTTACCATCTGGAATTACAACTGAGGCCGTCAACTGATAGGTTGTGATTCCTTTTGATTTATACTTCACCCGTTGTTTTCGGTTCATTGTTGGGACTGGGCGATTGCCCGTAGTAATTGATGATGTAAAACGAGCAACGTCATAATCCAGCCCGTTAAAGCTCATGACGATTGCACCAACTGCATCTTCAGACATTGTTCAACACTCTTTTTTAAGATGACCCATTGTCAAATAACTATTTAAATAAGATCAGGCGGAAATACTTCCGCCTAATAATAAAAAAGACCGCACTAAGCGGTCTTGTATGATCTGATCTAGGTGAATCAATAGATATCAAGCGTAGTCCCAATGACATGCATACCACGTACTAAATGAGTTGGGGCTTTCACATTAACACGGTACTGATCTGTTGCATCCGGAGTCACAACAATCTCATCTAGACTTTCACGCACATTTTCAAGAATCTCAGCATCTTCAAGCTGAATCAAACGGGCTGAAATAATAGATTTAATATTGCGGCGTTGAGCAGCCGTGTTTTTACGACGACGTTCTTTTTTAAGGTCCTGACGCACGACTTTACGTGTGTAGTCAACAATCAATACACAGTTAATATCAAGCATAAGATCGTCAGACTCACCAGAATCCGGGTTCATACGATAAGTCGAAATGGCACGAACAATTTCCGGTTTACCGTCTGCACCCGTTTCGATCATACAAACGCCTTTATTCATTGCTGCTTCCATACGTTCAAACGTAAGCTTGAACTCATCAGCAACAGGTGTAAGACCACCTAAGTTGACACCATTGAATGGCAATGCCGGGTCGTTAGAATCGGCTAAAGCTGCTGCGATTGCTGCGGCAATTTCAGGTTCTTGACCAGTTGCACCATGATAGCAAGGGCAAATCACACGGTAATTGGTTTTTACTGGAGCTTGTGCCGCAAAAGCTTCAGCTGCTTCAATATCTGAAAAAGGTACAACTAAAATTGCTGGACGTTGTTCAATTGAGTCACTAACTGATGTTAAGTGGTCGATCCATGCAGTTGTGTCAGTTCCAGCTGCTGGTGGAGCCGACACAGCAATGATGGTGTGACCAAGCGGTTTGATTGTGTCGAGTGTTGCTTGGAGTGTCATGATTCTAATCCTCTTAGACTACTCAAAATCAGAGAAATAATGTATTCAGCGATAACCCCATACCCGTAATCATTCGGATGAATGTTGTCGCCAAGAAAAACTATGCCTCTTGCCTTAAGTTTTGATAGTTCTTCAAATAAACTGATAAACGAGATATTTCGTGATTTAGCAATACCCGCTAATGCGTAATCAACGTCTGCAATCCTAAATTTATAATTGCTCGTAACAGGATCTTCATCTTGTGTGACTGGTGGCGGAGATACTATGATGATTTGAGCATTGCTATTTTTAGCGTAGATTCGATCAAGAATCTGATTGTATTGATTTTTGAACGTCCCGATTTTCTGGGTTGTATGTCGATCATTTGTCCCTAGCTTTGTAAAAACATAGTTCAGCTTAGATGTGATTTTGCTAGAGATATAATCGTTAGCAAGCCAGTTATTTGTACTCCAACCTGACACACCCTCGTTTATGACAGAAATTTTTCGAGTTGCACTGATAGATACTAGTCGAGCATAAATTGATGAATTATTTAATCTATTCGCAATTCGAATTTTCTTTTTACCTTCGGCAAGGTCAGAAATAGTTGTAGAAAATCCAAAGTCTGGAGAAGCAGAGAACACATTGAAACTTGAGTGAAGTTCATCATTCACAAAAACATCAATCATTGACTCACTTTCGCTACCATGACCAAGTTTTGCATAATTAATAGTGAATGCACTTCCATTAAAGTCAAACTCCATGTCCGTTGGAGCAGTAGAAATTGATGGGCTTTTCAAATCAATGAATGTGCCAGATGGGGAACTTGGGTTTGAGCCAACTAAAGCTTGCATTTCATTTACTGAAAATACTTTACCTGTAGCACTATTTTTAAACGTAAAATAAGACAATTGTGAGCTTAAAACACTTACACCATTACTTGTATAGTAAGCCTCACCATCGTTAACAATTGTTTCATCACCAAAACGAGCACTTGTGCAGAATGCCGTTCCCAAGTAATCACGAATTAAATTTACATGGCATCGTGCAATTGCTGTACCGTGTGTTCCTGTGCCAATACCAGTTGCGCCAACACCAAAATCAATTGAATCCCCAATAAAACAGATGTTTACAGTTTGTATGGGATTTCTTAAATCATTTAGCAAGTTAACTAACTGATTTGGTTTTGTAAGCTTATTAATTCTCTCATCAATTGTATTAAGATCATTACGCGTTACAGCAGAATAGAAATACAAACTTGGATCAATGATATAGGTGTAAGAGTTATCCGTTGATGCATATGAGTAAAAACTATTTGCAGGTGTCTTGTTAGTATCAACAGTAACAGCAATAGTTAAATCACTATCAACAATATAGAAAGTCTTAATTCCAACGTTTTTGATGACCGGAAGATCAGCTGTAATAGATTTGACTCGTGTTTCAGACGTATCGAAATTAGCGCGATTTAAAACTTCAAATATCCAGCGATTTGGAGTAGTAGCCTGATCTGGACTGAAAAATTGTTGCAAACGATAGTACTTAGTCATATCAGCATTCATTACACTGATATTTAAAATATAGTTCCTTAAAATATTATCGTGTGAACCAACTGTACTTTCATTGACTTTATTTCGCTTAATCGTACTAAATGGAAACAATACAGTTGAGTTTTTTGTGAGCGCACTAAACGAATCAACATAAGCGAGAGCATCAGATTTTTTAAACGCTGACGCAATATAACGGCTCGGATCAATAATATATGTATAAGAGTTATCAGTTGAAGATACTGAGTAAAAATCACTAGCTGGAAGTTTATTAGTATCCACTGTAACACTAATGGCAGTATCACCATCAATCAGATCAAAAGTTTGAATTCCAGTATTTTTGGTAATTGGGAAAACAGCAGTAATTAACTTGTCACGTGTCTCAGCCGTATCAAAATTAACCTTATTCAGAACCTCAAACACCCAGCGATTTGGCACAGAAGCATTCGTAGGGGTGCTAATTTGCTGAATACGATAGTATTTGTTTGGGTCTGCGCCATTCACTTTAATATCTAAAATATAAGATTTTAAATATTGCTCATGTATAGCAGATACGGGGCTTACAGAAATATTATTTCGTTTTTTCGTACTGAATGGATAAAAGACTGTTGCATTCTTAGTTAGAGCACTAATAGCATTTATATATTCAATTGATGCATCAAGCGGATCATAACCATCAACATATTGTGTACCTGTCCACGTGTATACACCCCGCAATGCAGGATCAGGATCATTATTTCGAACTGAAACATTTGCCTTTGGTGGAACATAAGCAATCATTTCCGCATAAGTGCTGAATGAAGCATCAGCACCGCTACCGATTGAAACTAAGCCATGCTCCACACTATCAATTCGCTCATTTTGAGCATCATCTCTAGCTTGACTTGCTGCCTCTGCTTCAGTAACAGCAGAAGGTGTTGCAAAATCAGATTCATTTTTTAATGCAGCAGAACCTAACTCAGATATGACTAAATCAGCTATCTGCCCAATTTCAGCTTGTTTAGTTTCATCATCCTGTACTACAGGCGTTACATCATTACGTGAAATACTAGAAGCCTTTTCAAGTTCACTGATCTTAGTGCCGGGCACTTCAATCACGATTTGTTGAGCCATACATTACTCCTTATGGTTCAATCAAAGCACCGTCTTGGGCTAACAGCGGGTCGCCTTCTTCGGTGTGTAGTGCAGCTTGTGTTTGAACGCCTTCAGCAGCAAGGGCCACAGCTTGAGCATTAACAAGACGATAGGTCTTAACCGCGGCTTTAATCATGCGACCAGCTTGCGAATTGGCACCGAACTTAGCGTCGGCTCCAGCTGTGTCATAAACATCAACTGGGGTGAATTGTCCGGACAAAACATCTAGCGTCACAAAAAGAACTTTTTGCTCATTGGCTGGAAGCCCTGTGCGGAGGGTATTGGTATTGACGTCTGTATAAACGCCCGGTGTTTTAATACCAGCAGGAATACTCATTATTTATTTTCCTTCAGTTCAACCAGATCAGAAGCGTCTTTAACGTCATCACCCGGCTCAAAGAAATAATCGACATTGATTCGATGGATTTCACCAATAGATTCATCAGCTTCTTCACGGTCACGATCAGAAGCAGTAATTGTGTATTGCGTGGTAAATGCTTGAGAAAGCACACTAATCGACTGACTAGCAGTTTTAGTATTTAAAATGGTTTTGGTTTTGCCTAATTCCAAAGGCTCAAGCCCTTTAACACCAACTGATGAAAGATCATTACCAATCAAGAGCTGATGAACATGATCCAGCATTTCATATGTACCAATATCACCTCCAGCACCCTGACGACGTGCTTCCTCATTACGAACAGAGCGTGCACCAACAAGTACTACAAAAGTCACTGGATATTGAGTCTTGTTATAACTGATCTTTTTAGGGGTGCCAGAACCCTCAAAAACCACCCATATCGCTGGGAATCCTTTAACAATAGCAGTCAAGCCATCATCAAATTCCCCGCCATACGTTTTGATTTGACGAACCCAAGTCCATTTTTTATCAGTGACCTGATTAGCCATGACTTGTTTAAGGCCTTGTTCGACAACACTTAAATTAATCACCAGCCTTTACCTCCAAAATCATGACGTCCAACTTGAAACATCACATTGTTAGATGAAGTTTTTACAGGCTCAGATTCACCAGCTGGCGTACCACCAACACCAACAATACCTTTAGAAATATCTTTCAATTTGTTGATGGCATCGACATAGCGTGTGCGGATCGGGTCATCGTCAGTCATTGCACCAGTGCATGCATGATAGCGTGCAATATGGCAAGCAAGGCTTTCAAGGAATGGAGGGACAGTTTGCAACGGCAGCTTATAGCGACCCATTAAATAACCATCAATTTCCGAGTTAGCTTCTTGCAGTGCTGCATTTAACTTGTCGTAATTAATAGCATCTAAATATTCAGATTCTTCATTATCAGTGAGTTGAATTAATTCTCTTTCACCGAACTTTTTGATCATCGCGTCTGCCGTTGCATACATATCAAATCACCTTATGCCTGAGTACCAGTAGAACCCACAGCCATTTGCCATAAACCAAAACCAGCAACACCACGAGCTTCCACACCGTAACGATATTTTTTACGCATGAAGACGCTGTCACTATTAATGTCAAATTGAGCAACAAAGTTCGGTTTTTTACGGGGTTGATAGACAATTGGTTTGACTGGACGTGATGCATCTAAAAGGTGCCATTCAGTTTTTGTTTCTAACCAAGGACATACCAAAACTTCAAATTCACCTTTATATGGGTTTACCTTCCCATCTTCTAGGCGATCTGTAGTCATCAAGGCATTAGCAATTTCTCGTAATGCTGGAGGCACAACTAAAAGGTTTGCTTTTAAGTTGAGTGGCTTACCTTCTGAATCTTTTAGTTCTTGCATCATGGTCATTGCAGCACCCAGACTTGCTTGTGCAGCTGCCAGTGTTGATACACTTAATGCTTTGGTAAGTTTGTTAGAAAAGACTTTGGCATTTTTACCTTCACCGACTTTATGATCAGTTGAATAAAAAGGCTTATCGTCATAACACTTTTCTTCAAAGCCTTTTGTCAAAACAGTGAAGACAAGATCATCAGGCCATTCTTTAGCTGATTGACCAGCAGCTTGAGTTTCGATGGTGTACATACCCAAGTTATCGTCTTCAATATCATTACGATCTACTTCAACAGTAGCTTCATAATCTTCATTGACCAGAATATAGGCATGACCTGTTAATTTTTTAACTGCTTTATCACCAATCCACTTACGTAAAGCAGGAAAGCGATCCGTCCACGCATAAGTGTTAGATGCACCAGTACTTGGCACCTCCATTGCTACTTTTGCATAGTTACTAGGAGCCGCATCAAATGCATTTTTGAATACTAGTTTAAGGCTTGTACTCAAAGCATTCAGAATACGAGCACCATTTTGTTCAGTAATAACCATAAATTAAATCTCCACCCAAACGCAGTCAGTAAATTGCGTATCAAAACCCATAAATTTGCCAGCAATCGGAAGACCAGCACCTGTTGTTTTAGCGACGGTTTGGTTATCTTCCACAAAAACGTCTTCACCAAGTTCAGCCTGCGTAACGGCATCAGTTGTTGAATTGCGGAACAAGAATTGTTTTTTTCGACGTACACAGGCTAGAACGTCGCCAGATTCGCCATCAGTGTTATCTGCCGAGCTGTCCCAAACGCCCATAACCTTTTGAGTTGCTGCAATTGCAGCTGTTGAAGCAACAGCAAATCCCGTGTCATCAACCAATGCGAATGTCCCGACCAGAACCACTGCACCAGCTTTTAATGGGACAGGGATTAACTCACCGTCACGCATTTCAGTGACGATTCCATTTTGCATATATGTCATGGATTAGCTCCTAAATCTGCTGGGTCAAGCCCTAATTGGGTCGCAATGCTAGTGGCAATTTCATCTACAACAGGTTGTTGCTGATGGTTTGCTGCTAAATTCACTTGCTCAGTTTGACGTTGAGTTAAAGCTGCGATTTTTGGCAGGCTTTCAATATGAGCTTTGACAAAATCAGGATTGGTTTTTGCCTGTTCCTTCATCCATGCAATGGTTACTTGACCAGTTAAACGACCATCGCTACATGCAGCCATAATCAAGTCATCAATTTCTTTTGCCTTTTGAGCAGCTTCAGCATTACCTGCGTTTGCAACCGCTTCTTGATAAACAGCCATTGGAACGAATTGAGTCATATCGACTTGATCTTGACTGTTTGCAGCCAGCTTAAGCTGATCAATTGCAGCTAAGGCATCAAAAAGGTGCTGACCATTTGCAGCTACAGCAACACCGGTTTTTTCTTTGATTTGCGCTGAAAGCTTGTTAAGTTCTGCCAAAATTTCTTCTGCTGTTGCAGACAATGGCAGATTTAACATCCAGCGCAGTTGTTCTAATAACTCTTCCATTTCAGAATCCTGTGTGGAATTTTGGGTGAAGTAATCCTGTGCCAAGGCAGCAAGACGAGCCTCGGGCAGATTATCCAGATTAGGGGTGTTGGTTAATGCAACGCTATGAAGTCCAACGACTTCACCTGTTTTGGTATAAAAAAGAACGGGTGATAAATACTTATATTCTTCCTTCTCAATATGGCCTTTGGCCTTATCGAGCCATTTAAAATTAGTACTACATATGCCAACTCCCTTGATGTATGAAAAAGATGCTGCTTTTAACCATCCTGAAGCGGGAGCTGGTTCACCAGTTTCCTGTGCTTTTAAAGTGGCATGTTCATAATCAATAACCATGTCCACCTTACGTTGATTTAATGCAGCAACAATCTGCTCACCACGTTCAGGAGTAAGTACCCAATGCGGTGCATCAAAAGGTCGTCCATCAACTCCATTGAATGTTCCTTCAGGAACAAGCACCAGATGAGTCGATGTGGCATTCAAGTCAATTGAGCATGAAGCGACAAGAATTGATTTAGGCATAACATCTACTTTTAAAAAGATGTTATGAGATTAAATTGAGGGGATAAAAAAGATCAGGCGGAAACACTTCCGCCCAGTTTATTTATTCTTATTCAAAGCTTCTATGCCAATAAAAATCTATGTCATCTAACACTGCATCTTCTGCCTCTTGTTGTAAGAATCCGTGTTCATCCATTGGCAAGAATGGTCGTGCCGGGAACTTGCTTCCCGGGTGATTGACTTGTTTAAACACCTTGCCATTGAATGACAATGCTTGTTTATTTCTGGGACGTATCACATGCGGACGAGTTTGCCCACCGTTATGCAGAATGGGTGCGTAAGGAACATTGGTGCCAATGATTGCTTGGTCACGCGTATATTGAGTCGTGATACTACGTCGCAAATTCCCTGACTGGTATAGGTAAGAAGGTTGTGATCTATCCGGAGCCAGACCAGCCCATTTAGGACGTCCCCCTGCATCAAAGTTATCTTCAGTTATGGCTGCAAATGTATTTGCAATTGCTGCCGATAATGGTGTGGTGTCCCCCATACGATCAGCTGCTTGGCCTAAACGAGAAACCAGAGCATCATTTTTGATTTGAATAAAGTTCATTCAATCACCTCAAAATCATTTGGAGGCATATTTTTGAAGATACGGGATACTTGCAAATGTCCTGACACCACTTTGAACTCAATAACAACGTCATGTGGCAATACATAAAACAAAGCCTGAGTTTGTTTATCCCAAAGCTTTTGCTCCACATTGGCAATTAAATTTGGCAAAGCAATCAGTTCAGTTACAGATACATCAGTGTATTTTTTATTAACAAGTACTTCATCGCTCAACCATATCATTTTAGATTCAAATGATTGACCTGCCGCTGTTAAGAATTTTACTGAATCATACTGAAGCACACCAATTGGACTAAACTGTTTTTGAGATTTTGAAAGCATCAGGGCATGATTCACAAAACTTTCATTAACCTTTGTAAGATTATGATTAGTCATTAACTTCTGTGATTGAATTAGTCCACGAGCTTCTCCCATCAAGTTAGTCGCTCGATTAATCATTACATCATTCAACAAATAGCTAGAAGCTGGTGAACCATTAAAACCAGCTGCTGGAGCAAAAGTTAATTTCCCATCTTTAGTGGGAATATTAAACTGAGTGCGCTTAACAATAACATCGGCTCCAGTGTTGCGATCCACGCCCACACGTTCATATATGTCAGATTCATTTCCTTCACCTGATAAGATTTCTTTACTTTCAACCTCACGGGCTGAACGTGCAATCACCCGGCATTTACAACCCCACTCACTTGGGGGATAAGCAACATTCCAAAACGGATCATCAAAACGGAATAATCGACCATTTAACGCAACATGCTGCTTACGAGGATTGTTAATCGTTATATGACGCCATTCCCAGAATGGCCGTGTTTCCGCACCTGCAAGCATTGCTTTGTACCGCCCAGCTGCAAAAGCAGACTGCATATTTGTATCGTAGATCGTACGTAACCGACGTGGGCTGCCCAGTTGAACTTCTTGTTCTCGACCTTCTGGATTAATGACGGTTTTCTTTCCCCACCATCCCTTATCCTGAAGGACAGGCGTAATACTAGCTTTCCATTGCTCCAGTGTTTGGCCTTGCTGCATCGCACTAATCAATGATTGACGAATATCTTGCAATAGATCCATGCGTGCAACTTTAGCAACTGTAAAGGCACGACTGTGGGCATTATCCAAGGTTTCATGCCAATCCCAACCAATCTTAAAACCCTTTTTTTCAAGATAGGAAATAGCATCACTTGGCGGTAGTTCAAATAAAGCTTTCAACTCCGGACTTTGAGCTTTCGGCATTAGCTTTGCTCCGCTTGAACACTTAAGTGACCCATAACTTCGGCAGCAAAAATCAAACGTGTTAATTTTTCTTGTAGAGCTGGTTCATCATCAGCTGGGTAAACATCTTGAAGAAGTGCTAAAACTTCTTCCTCATTGCCAGCATTAATCTTAGCCAATAATTGCTTTGTCCAGTCCTCAGCCGTAGTTTGAGCAGTTTCAGATTGTTCTTTCAGTAATAACTGTAATGCCTGTTCTTCAACAGGCAATTGGGCAGAGTTAGCAGCAATCAAGTTATTTAATAAATTTGGCTGGTATGTATTTAATGCAAGATTTGGTAATTGACTTGGCTGCTGCACAATCCCTAGTACAGGCTCTTTATCATTAGCAGGCTGTGGAATACCTAATTTCTCATGCGCCCATGACAAAGGTATCTTCATACCGACACCAACAAGCTTCTCAAGTGAATTACTAAATACCTCCATGTCTTCAACATCGCTGGTATCAAAGTAAAACTCCGGATAACGATCTTTAGGAATATTGGGGTAATTCAATCGCATCAAATAATCAATGAGATTGTCAGTAATTGACCGTGCTAATTGTTTAGCATCAGACTTTATCAATGTTTCAAATTGAATTTCATGTGTTTTTGACTGGGCATTTGTAGATGATTTGCCATCCGCTTGTGAAATCAAAGTACCGCCCACAATGACTTTTGACTGAATCTGCTCAAAATACTTGATCATATTCATATGGTTGGCAGTATCACCATCAGCAGCTGATTCAAAATCAATGCTCATCCCATTGGGAATAGTCCCACCAGCATTGCGTCCAATTAGCATAACCGCACGCTGAAGGGTCATTTTCTCTTCTTTGGTCGCACCAGAAGGATATTTACCTATACGGATCGGCATGCCATAAATTTCTAAAAATTCCATCACATCGCGAACAGCATAATTTTTAAAAACAAATGGAAATGCTAATACCCGGTATAAGCCTGAACGACTGATGTAACCTGTTTTAGCTTGGTGTAAGTGATTAAACCAGCCAAAGTCCCAGAACTCGGCTCCATCTGGGGAGCCATCATTTAAACGCAAACAGTTCAATTGGTTATGGGGGGTCATGAAGTTTCGAGGGACTACATGTTCAAAGCTATCTGGAAGCCACAAATTACCTAATCGTTTCCATTGAATCTCTTGGCATGAATAACCATGTCCAACAGCATCCATCGCATTGAACAAGAACATCTCAAAGTTTTTAATATCATCAATCCACTCTTGGACTTCTTCAGCAATTTTCTTTTCTTGTGTACTGGCATTTTTAGGTGGTTTAACGCCCCATGCAAGTTTGTTTACACCTTTTTTGCGTTTATCCATCTCCGCAAAGATATGACCGTCGCGCTCTTCCATATCACAAAACAGATCAGCCTGAGCCTGCAAATTGCCTTGCTCAGCCTCTGTCAGTAATTGATGTAATCGATATGGTGTCATCCCAACAACTGGATGCTCTTGCCACTGATTTGACAGCCAAGATACTTCTGCGGTTTGCTGGGTTTCTAATGCAGTACGATCTTGTTTTTTAGAAGTGCGGTCTTTTTTAGCCATGATAGATGCAAATACAATTTGAGGATTCTGCACCATTGTGAAATTTTAGCGGGCTTAAAATCAGGCGGAAATGCTTCCGCCCAATTTCATGCGCTCATTTGCGATTTAAGCGACTTTTTCTGTTTTACGGATCATTGCAGCAAAATACAAAATAAATGCCGTAAAAAGCGTTTATAAAGATTTATAAATCTATAAAATGGTCAGCCCAATAATTCATATTTATGAAATCTAAAAATCCTCTTAAAACAGAAGACATTTCTACATTTTGAATTATTAGATTTTTAAAACATCACAATCAGGGGGAAATGGTTCCGTGCAAAGTCCAACACCACAAAAAACACCTTTCTATAAATCTTGGGTATTTTGGGCAGTAATTTATGGCGTTTTAATTTTGACATATAACTTAGCGTTTATTTTCCTAGAACCTGAAAAGAAAGTTCTACTAACCTCAAATGAACTTGGGGATTTTCTAGCTGGTGTTTTTGCACCCTTAGCATTCTTATTTTTGTATTTAGGATATAAGCAACAAGGTCGAGAGTTACAACAAAATACACATGCTTTAAACCTTCAGGCTAAAGAATTACAAAATAGTGTTGAACAACAAAGGTTGTTAGCTGAGGCAACAATTGATGATTTAAATATAACGAAGGAACAAATCCAAACTCAAAGAAGAAAAGAACTTATCGAAGCTCAACCATTTTGGCATTTAGAACCAAGTAGTACTTATAAAGAAAGACCAAGCAATGTCATGGGAACAGGGGCTAGCATTCCTGATTCTGCATATAATTCATTCATTGTTGGAGTAAGCTTAAATAATAGTAGAGCTATAGCTAGAGAAGTTAGTGTATCAATACTAAAAGAAGAGAAAGTTATTCAAACGCACAACTTTCCTATTTTTGAAAAAAACCCAACACCGCAAAATATAAGCATTCGTCTAAAGTATCCAGAGTTTTTTAATGATAAAGATGAGCTTAATTTAAAATATGTAATAGTCTATCTTGATGCTTTAGATAATCCACAATATCAAAATTTTGAAGTTGTGATTATTAGAAAGAGAAATACACCAACTCAAGAATTTAGAATTGAACGAACTGAGCGTTCTTATTAAATACACCCAGCCGAACTAAACCAATCATCGTAATTATCGGGATTTAACTCCATCTCCTCTTTTGAAGGTAGTGGAGTAAATTCAATAGCTGTTGCCAAATGTAGACTTGCATACCAAGCCAAAATCATCGCAACCGCACCATCACCATGACGATAAAGCTCAGGGTCTTTTAAATCTTTTGTACGAGCTTTTGTGACCATATGAATGCCGTCTACTTCTTCAATAGCAGCACAATCATTTTTTAGGTTGTCATCTCTAGGAAGATCAATCATGTCATCTTCAAATGCTGTAACCAATTTTGGGGTCCACAATCCGTACCAATTACGGTTCAATTTGATTTGATGGACCATATGCTCACCATATTTTTCAGCCGTGTACTCGGCAAGAGTTTCACCCGTACCTGTTGCATCCATGGCAATGCCGCCAAAGCGTGGCAATCTATCTAACATATACCATAGGATGGTTTTCTGCATTCGTGCTGGAACGTTATGCATCTCAATCGTAAATGGTATAACCCGTCTTAAATCTTTCTCAATGTAAAAAGGCATGATGTAACTAAAGTCGCGATGGCGTGCATAATCTTGACCTGCGCCATGTTGTTTAGTCTTATCAAGTTTCTTAAGTTCAGGTTCAAGATTCTGCTGAATCCACTCATCAATATAAGCATCACGTTGTTCAGGTGTAAGTTCCTTAAATTCATCACCTAACGACAAGCGCAAAACTGTACGTGTTTCTGTCATTGCACGCTCAACCCATAGTTGAGGCAAACATACAGAAGAACCATCACGAGGGATTGCATCAAGCTCTTGGCGCATAGCAGCTTTACGATTGCCGTAACCTTTGCGGATTCTGCTATACCATTTTTGTTTACCTTCTATTGTAGGAACAATTCCTTCCATGAAGCAGTAGCGTTCATACAATCCATTGGCAACAGCATCATCAAATGTGACTGTTAATGTTTTACCATCCTCACCAAACACACCTTCCTCAATTTCTTTTACAAATTGATTAAATGGATTGTTTTTCCCATTATGCGAGCTGATGACTGCAATACGTCCACCCCAGATTAATAATGCTGTAGCTGCATCAATCACACCTTGTACATCTGGATGGAAAGCTGCCTCATCAATAACGACTTTTCCCTGCAAACCACGAATATTTTCTGGACGACTTGATAGAGCCGCAATTTGATAACCACTTGCATATCGAATTCGATAAGCATTAATTAAGCGTGTTTCACCCTTATCATTCTGGTCTTCAAATAGAAATTCCTCAATTTGAGAAATGCCTTGACCTTGGGCTTCAGCAATGACGCGCGAAAATTTGGCACAATAGCCGATGAACTCTAGACCTTTTTCTTTGGTATCACCGATATAAAAAACACTCATACCACCAGCAGCTTTATTTGCTGCGGCTGTGAGTACAGCATCAAATGATTCAGCAAATGTAATACCAGTACGACGACCTTTAGGACATGCTTTTATTGCTGTTGAAATCTTAATCCATTCGATTTGGTGTTTCATAAGTACACCGTCATTAAATGGATTTAAACTGTTTGGCAGCATTCTTGCTCGTTCTGGCAACTCATCCCAATCAACAATGCGGACTGTATCATGCCGAGGTTTAGGTGCATTCATCGTTTAATTCCTAGAATTTTCTCACGCCAAAATTGGATTTGTTCTTCACCCATACCTTGTGAAACTGCTGCTTTTTTGAGGTTTTCATCTTGTTCTTTTAGCAATTCTTCACGTGCTTGACGACGAACCTCTTCACGATTATCCATTGCCTTTTCCTTAGTCATCATCGCTGCACGGGCAGCACGTGCTAAAGCTCCAACAGCATCTATATCCATTTTTGGCTTTTGAGGATCATCACCAGTATTGGTCAGTTCATCCAGTGCTTTTTTGGTCACAATGGCCTGTACAGCTTGAGCCAATAACATGCCGCCTTTGTCATCAGGGTCTTCACCAAATTCCTTGACCAAGACTTCAGATGCAGCAGCAAATTCACGCATAGCTTTGGCTTCTTCAGCCCAGTTTTTCTTCTCACGACCAAGAGCCGAGCGACTTGGAATAGATTCTGCTGGAAATTCAGCACGAATCTCATCAAGCATTTCATTCAATGTCAGTCGGTCTTCACGCAGTAATTTTTCTACAAATGCGCGCTGTTCATCAGATAACTTATGCATAAAAGACTTAGCCATAATTGCTCCTATGCATTAAGCAGAAGGACGTCTTACGCCATGTGTTGTAATACGCCCAGTTGCGACATCCATTCCGCGCTCAGTCAATTTAACGACCAATACAGAACCAAGATCATTTTCAAGGACCACTAAACCCTGATCGGCAAGCCAGTGTAGTTCGGTCTTAACTTGATCCCGACTGAAGCTATGACCAAACCGATCTAGACCGGCAACAAGCACTGACGAGTTAGAACGGTACTGTGGTAATTCATGTAAAAGGCGCAATACCACCAAACGCATGTCTTCTTTTAAATGATTGGCGAAGCTCATATTTAATCCTTGTTATGCAATAAGTAATCATTCACACGATCTACCGCCTTTGCTAAGGGGGAGATAAGTTCTTTCAACCCCGCAACAGACTCTTTTAAGGCTTTCATATCACCAGACATTTGATAGATCACTTGGTGATCAGGCATGTTACGAATGCGTTCTTCTACTTGAGTCAAACGCTCTTTAGTTTCTTGCAACTCTTTGTCTTTGGCAGCTTGGCGATTTGAGACAAAGATATAAACACCAAGCCCGAAATTACAAAGAAACGAAACCAGAGCCAACACAGTTGCGGGGTTGATTTGCATTAATTGTCCTCGTCAACTGGTGGTAAAGGTTTAGCTCGGTTCTGATCTAAAAACCGAGCTAAAATACCCAGCCCAGACAGAATGCCAATAACTTCCTTTTGCGAATCTGCTGGCAACAAGGCAATGACTTCAGGCGGTAAACCAAAAATTGCAATATAGCCAATCACGCCAAATACATAGTTTGATAACCACAGCCAGCCACTACGCCAATTCTCTACAATCCACCGCTTTTTGAGCTTGACTGGCACACCTTGAATGGATTGGGATTCATTAGCCACAAGCTGATTTTTTACAGCATTTTGTTTAGCTAACTGACGTCGAAAATTTCGCTTCCATTGGCTCATGACATATCCTCCGCAGCATATTTAAGGTTCAAGGCAACACGTGCCATCCAGCCTTTACCAAAGGCATTGAAAGTTGAAATCTTTGTATAGAATTCAATACGCTTGGAGTTGAATAAACTGATTAAAGCAAACTGTGGTTGCTTGCGAACTGCAGCTAAAGTTAAGGCACCAACAATGCCGTCGTCTTTAACACCAACAGCTCGTTGTAGAAGTTTTCGAGCATTGAGCAGACCATGATTAACAGCTGCATCAAAAAGTTGAAAAGCCACAGAAAATGGGAAGTTGTCACAACTCATCGCATTCCAATACTGGTTTTTATAAATCTTCTCAACTATATCCATAGGGATATCTTTCATAGAGCCTTTATAACCATATTGGCGTGCTACACTTTTTGTAATGCCGTAATTGGTTTCACCACCAGGATCAGAGGGATGGTTAATATAACCGCCCTCATGTTGAAGCACTCGTTTCAGTGCAGTTTGAAAAGTTTTATCCACAAAAAAACCTCATCAAATGATGAGGCTATGTTGCAATCTGAACTATTTTTTTATCAGGCGGAAATGCTTCCGCCTAATTTACTCAGCCTCTTCAGCAGCTAAAGCTTCCTCATAAGTTAAGCCAACACGTTCTTCACATTTATTTTTTGATTTTAGATAATCAGCATCTTCCTGACGTACTATCTTTCGCATGGTTGCAGTATCTTCACGTACCTGTTGATAAAGTGCATTGGCTAATAGATTTAAGTCTGTAAAAGCTGTATCACATGAAGTATACGGATACATAACAGCCGAACTTGGAAAGTAAAGATGCCCGTATCCCATTTTTTCTTCTACCTCACTAAAAGGCTTTTGAACATAACTATTCCAGTCATTAAGCACATATTTTTCAAGAGTTTTTTCCTCCTTTAACTCATATGCATCTCTAATAAGCTTTTCATCATCATTAATTTTTTTTAACAACCCTGTAGCAAATCTTTTTGCTTCATCTGGTGATAATTCTTTTTGCTCAGTTATTTGTTGTGTTGAAGTTTGGTCATTTTTTTTGTTTGGAACAAAATAAACTACAGCGCAAACAATACCGATTACAAGAAACAGGGCTACCCATTTCAGCCACTCAAAGTCCTTGCTCACAAATCACCCCGAACTCTTAAAATATGTACAATAATTTCAATACGCTCCTTGTAGTAAGAAACTAATTTATCATCTCTATTTCTTACTTTATTTAACCAAATTGTTGAAGGGAAAATTGATCCAAAAATAACACCATAGATCAAATACCAGTCTGTATGTTTTAAGCTAAACATATTTGGAAGGACTAAATTAATCATTAGATAAATTGAAATCGCAAAACCACATACCGTTATTGCAAGAGGTATAAATCTTTTAGAATAAACTTCCATTTTTTGTTTCTTACAATATTTGTGTTCTTTTATGAGTTCATTAGAACTTACATCCCACAAAGTTTTTGGTTCTTCGGTTAATTCTCTTTGACGTTTCAATTCTTGCAAGATTTGTTGTTGACGCAGTTCATTTTGTATAGCTAATTCTTGTTGCTTTCTTAGCTCTTCCTTACTTTCAACAGTAGGAATATCACATCCACAATGAACACATTCTCTAGTATGTTTCCAAGTCCATCCTTCACATTGAGGACAATCTCTACCATTAGGATGATCTTGAGGTGGGGCTTCTATACCACCTTTTATCAAATATTTATTACCCTGAACTATATCGCCTTTCAGCTTTTTGACTTCTGTAATAAGCCCGTTATCTACCACATCCCCTAAAATCTTATGGATTTTAATGCCTTTGTCATCATTGCCCATATTTTTCATACTTAAACTCCTCCCAACTATTTGGCTACTTAGCTACATGCTTATCTCCATTCACGATATCACCACGTTGTTTACCAACTTTGATTTTGGTTTTTTTCTGGGTGACTGGAGCATTATTAACAGTTTGTTTTTTAGCATTATATTGAGTGCCATTTCCAGTATTAGAAATCTCAGTTGCGACATTTTTTGTCGCGTTTTCAGCACTTAAAAGCATCATCAAAACCTTATTTTTTATTTCTGCATTTGCTTGCTCATATTTTTGAGCAACTATTGCAGACTCTGGGTTTATTGTTGTGACCATTTTTTGGCCTGTAATAACATAGCTTACATCCAGCCCATAATCACTCAAAATCAAAAGCTTATCTAAAGGAATATTTCCTTTTTCACACCAGTTATAAAGTGTATTTCGTGCAATTCCCAAGTCTCTTGCCAACTTGCTAACACCTATTCTTTCTACTTCAGAACGTAATCTTTCATTAAAACTGTTCAAAATAATGATCATCCATTATTGACATGCTCAAAATATTGAGCAATCATTGAGTCTAAGGTTCAACTTAAATTGAATTAAATCGCACAAATAAGAGGTTTAAATTTATGACGATTAAAACTCCAGCCCAAGCCATAAAAACTCCAGCCCAAGTTAAGGAGCAGTTTGAAAAAACTGGTGAAACAGTTGCAGATTGGGCAATTAAGCATGGTTACCTACCACAAGATGTATATAAGGTTTTGAATGGGCAAGCTAAATGCAAACGTGGGAAAGGTCACAATATCGCAGTTCAACTTGGCATTAAACCTAAAAGCGAAACAAATATAACGGCATAGTTCAATGTGCACATTTTTGCACACTTTTGCACAAGGAAAAAGATATGAAAGCAAAAAGAAGAGCAAATGAAGTGTTAATCATCGTCTATGTGCTGATTTTTATCGTGGGCTTTGGCTTTTTTGGATGGGCTATGGCAGAGCAAGACAATCAAATGCTCCGAGAAGAACTGGTTTCACTCAAATACAAAGTTGGGAGTGATGAGTAATGTCAACAACCAATAAATCGGCAGGAAAAGTTTTATCAGTCTTATTCGCTCTACGTGGTCACTACATTACTGGCGTTAGTAATAAACAACTTTCTGAAAGCCTAAATGAGTCACCAACATTTATCACACGGGCACTACAAACGCTGGAAGCAAACGGCTGGGCTGAAAAACGCGATAACGGCAACTATGCACCAAGCATGATGGCAATTCGTTTCGGCGCTTCATGCAAAGAAGAATGTGACCGCATGCAAGCTCGTATTGATGAATACAAGCAACGTCTACAAACACAGTTTTAATAAGGGTTCGTTATGAGCAATGAAGTAATTACAGAAGTCGACTTAATACAGCAACATACAAAAGCTGTGGTTGGTTTGGCAACTCAATTGAATTACAGCGGTGATTTGAGTGTTGGAGCACTAGAAGACGGTATTCGCTTCTACCAAAGACGTACAGTTGAAGACTTATTTGAATTAGGCACGCGTCTCTTACTTCTTAAAGAGCAAACACCACACGGTGAATTTACAAATCGTGTTGAGTTGCTAGGTTTCGACCCAAGCCTTGCACGCAAGTTAATGAGTGCAACATTGAAATTTGCAAAACAGGAAACGTCTCCCGTTTTGAAAGCTGTAAAAAGCCAATCGAAACTTTTAGAGCTAATTGTACTGGATGATGACGACATTCAAACCATTAATGAAGGTGGTAGTTTCGGCGAAGTCACATTAGACAAAATAGAAACTATGTCAGTGCGTGAACTTAAACGAGCATTGCGGGACGCCCAACTTGATAAAGAAGCATCTGACCAGTTAATTAAAAAGAAAGATGAAAAGATTAATGAGCTTGATTCAAAAATCACTAAGCTCCAGAGTCCAGTTCAAATCAAAAAGCGTGCAGAATCTGAAGAGCAACTCATTGCTGCAAAGGCTTTAGAAGAAGCCACCAGCGCATGTTTAACAATGCACAACGACACAGTGCGCTTCAAGAACACTATCAACTCTGTTTTAGACACCATCAACGAGCATGGTCTTTACAACATCCAAGAACAACTAGAAGCCCTCGTTATCAGCGCATTTCAACAGATTGCCCAAACTAGTGTTGAATTTGGAATCCAAATTGATTTTGAAACGATGGTAAACCCAGCATGGTTACCTGCGGATCAAGACGCTACTCCATTTGATGCAACAAACGTGGAGCAGTAATCATGACAAATCCAAACTTAGCAAAACAAGATTATTTGCGCGAAATTGCAGCCAAACTTGCAGCTGCCGAGTTTGGTGGGAAAGCTGCGATTGTTAAAACTGCATGTGACTTTTTGAGTCTTAGCAAGCCACAACTTTACCGTGAACTTGAAAAAGTAGGTTTTAAATCTGAACGTAAACAGCGCTCTGATAAAGGTAAAACAGTTGTACCAACAGAAGTTGCTGAAATGGTCGGCGGTATGGTGCACGTAGCAACACGTGCCAATGGTAAAAAGACATTGCCGATGACTACAGCGCTGGAAATGCTTATCGCCGACGGTAAAGCACCAAGAGTATCAGCAGCAACAGTTGCGCGTGTCATGAAACAAAACATGTGCCATCCAAAACAACTGGCTACACCGTCAGCACATACACAGCAAAAATCGTTACATCCAAACCACGTTTGGCAAGTTGATGCCTCTGTCTGTGTTTTGTTTTACCTGCCTAAAGGCGGTATGCAAGTGATGGATGAGAAGAAGTTCTACAAGAACAAACCTGCCAATGTGAAGAAAATCGAAAATGACCGTGTGATTCGCTATGTCATGACTGACCACTATTCAGGCTCAATTTATGTTGAGTATGTCTATGGCAGTGAAAGCTCTGAAAACTTAATTGAGATTTTCTTAAATGCAATTCAAAAGCGTTCTGCTCAAGAGCCGATGCACGGTGTTCCAAATATCCTTTACACAGACAAAGGTTGTGCAAACACCAGTGGCTTATTCAGAAATTTACTTGAACGCCTTGATGTAACTTTTATACCCCATGCAACTGGTAATTCACAAGCAAAAGGCCAAGTTGAAAACGCTCAAAATATTGTTGAAACACAGTTTGAAGGCCGCCTGCGTTTCATGCAGATCAACAATATCCAAGAGTTAAATGCACAAGCTACTGCATGGCGCATGTACTGGAATGAAACAAAAATTCATAGCCGTACTAAGCGCAGCCGTAATGCTGTTTGGCAAACCATTAAGCCTGAACAATTACGCATTGCTCCACCAATGGAATTGTGCCGTGAACTTATCAGCACAGTACCAGTTGAAAAAACAGTTAAAGCCAATCTTACGGTTAGTCATGCCATTCAAGGCTATGGCTCACAAGACTATGACGTTCGTCATGTTGATGGGGTTTACCCGAAAGCTAAGTTGCAGATTGTAGTGAATCCATACCGTGCGCCATGCATCGATGTATTGACTAAAGATCAACACGGCAATGAGGTCATTTTCACATGCGAACCGATGCAAGTTGATTGGGTTGGCTTTGGAAATGATGCAGCAATCATCGGTGAAGAAATTAAGGCAATGCCTCAAAGCAAAATTGATGAAAACCGCAAACGCATACTTAAAAAAGCTTATGACGCTGAAACTCTTGAGCAAGTTGATAAAGCAATTGCCAAGAAGAAACCAGCCTATGACGGTCAGCTCAATGCTATGGCAGACGTTGCAGCGGTTGAAGTTCCGACTTACATCAAACGTGCTGGTGAGCAAGTCACTACAACTAAACAACGTCGTGAATCTGCACCTATTTCAACAGTAGAAGCAGCAAAAGAAATCCGAGGCTTAATCGGTGACCTGTGGACCACGGATCACTACAAGGCCCTCAAAAAATCTTATCCAGATGGTTTAGTCCCTGCCGATGCAGTACGTGAAATTGCTGAAGCAATAAAGGCTGAACAAGAACTTCCACAACAACGGCCACAACTTCGTGTTGTTGGTTAAGGAGCAACCATGAAACAAAAAGACTGCTCGACAAAACTTAAGGACCTCATTTTAGACAACGGAATTATACAAGCTGATTTAGCTCGATACGTACAGCTAAGCCCGTCATCGATCAACATCATCATCAACTGCCTTAGATGGCCGAAGAAGAATACTGATTTTGTGAAAGCCCGTTTTAGAGAGTTCTTGGTCAACGCAAAGATTAGCGAGTCAGAAATCGATGATGCATTTAACGAAATGTTTGATGCACCACCACAAAAAACACTTCTTGAAAGACTTGGCTCAGAGGCAGCTAGTGAAAGAGAACTAGACCATGTGTATCGCGCATTAGTAGCACGACACGGAAACAAACAAATTAATGAACTTTTAAATGAGGACGAACAAGCCATGTTGCTCGCAAAACAGTCGTTGACTCAACAAGCTAAAAAACATTTTGGCTTGTTTGACAACCCTTTCACAAATGAAGTTCGTGCAGTTGAAGAACTATTCTTGAATAGCGACATCAACTATGTGCGTCAAGCCTTATATCAGACAGCTAAACATGGCGGATTCATTGCAATTTCAGGTGAGTCAGGTTCAGGTAAATCGACTTTACGACGCGACCTTTTAGATCGTATTCGTCGTGAAAAATTACCAATTTTGATTATCGAACCATATGTCATTGCGACTGAAGATAATGACATTCAAGGTAAGACACTTAAATCAAGCCATATTGCTGAAGCAATTATTAATACGGTTAGTGCTGGTCAAGAGAAACCACGCATGTCTGCCGAGGCTCGTTTCCGCCAAGTACATATGATTTTAAAAAATTCAAGTGAAGCCGGTTATAGCCATTTATTAGTGATTGAAGAAGCCCACAGCTTGCCAATCGCTACTCTTAAACAGTTAAAGCGTTTCTTTGAATTAGAGGACGGCTACAAAAAACTAATTGGGATCGTCTTAATCGGTCAGCCAGAACTTGCAAACAAATTAAGTGAGCGCAACCCAGCGGTACGTGAAGTTGTACAGCGTTGTGAGAGTGTGACACTGGAACCTTTAACAAATACTTCATTAGTTGAGTACTTACAACACCGAGTTAAAAGCGTCGATAAAAAACTGGAGTCGATCATCTCTGAAGAAGGCATTCAAGCAGTTGTTGACCGTCTAACTCAAATCAATAGCGCTGGCAAAACCACACGCTCACTTTTATATCCACTTGCCATTGGCAACTTAATTACCAGTTCTATGAACCTCGCAGCAGAAATCGGCGAGGACGTTATCACACGCGACATCGTGATGGGGGTTTAAGCCATGAAATTTAATTTAAGAAATTTACTGATTGTGAACTTTGCAGTTTGGTTTTTTGCAGTCGCTGTAGTAATGGCTGTGCTAGGAGGTTGCAATGGATAAGACATACCTCGCTGTCTGGATTTGCATCACGATCATGATCGTTGCTTGTTCTGGTTTTGATGCATTAAGCAAATTTGGAGGTTGCAATGGCTGATTTTGCAGATGTAGCAAGCACTTTGTCTGAACAAGATTTAGACCATGCACTTGCCAACATTAAACACTTTGACCAAGTCAGTAACTATGAATGTGAAGACTGTGGTGCCGAAATTCCAGAGCGTCGTCGCACTCTGGGCAATGTAAAGCTTTGCATTGACTGTCAAACAGCAGTTGAAAGCAAATCCAAACATTTCCGAGGTGGTCTATGAACATCAAACAAAAACGCGCTCATTTTCCCAAGGATTTGGACAAATTGGTCAGTGGTGATTATGTGCTTGTACCAAAAGAATCTGCTCAGTTTTGTGCAGAAAAAACTATTGACCATGTCCATGACAATATTCGTGAGTTTGGTGAAAACGCTGAACTTGAAGCCGAATGGAAAGCCCATGCTCATGCATTGATGGTTGCAACAGGTGACACACGCTATGAAAACTAGATGTCCAGCATGCGGAGCAACAAACAGCCTAGATGCCCTATTAGGGCATGGTGAAGCAAGCAAAGCTTTCGTTGCTTCACTAAATCTGGTTGGTGATTTAGCTACGCCACTGGTCAAGTACTTGGGAATGTTCCGCTCTCAAAATCGTGAGCTTACTTTTGAACGCACAGCTAAGTTACTTGGCGAAATTGCTGCGGATATTAATGCGCAGCAAATCAAACGTGGTCACCACAGTTACCCAGCTCCTAAAGCAGCATGGATCTGGGCAATCAACACAATGCTTGAGCGTCGTGACCAAGGCAAGTTGCAGTTGCCTCTGAAAAACCACGGCTATCTATATGAAGTGATCAGTTCATTCAAGCCAGAAAATGCACCAGCACCAACTGAGCGTCGAGCTGCTGTGCCACTAGAGAAAACTGAAGCTGAACGTGCAGCTGAGCAAGCTGAACATGAACGTCAAAAGCATATACGCCCAAACTTCAGCGTTACCGAAATGCTTGGCTTCACAAAAATGAATGAGAAGCAGCCAGAACGTGGGCTGAAGAATATTCCAAAAGAACAACTTATGGCGCATGTCGTTAAACACAAGCATCCAGATGAAACTTTAGAACAGTGCTACCAACGCTTAAAAGCAGCTGAAACACAGGAGCAAACTAACTAATGGCACGTAAATCACTCAAAGAACCACAACTTCAAAGTTGGGAAGCAGTTGATCAAACATTGGCACAAATGGCTGAGATCAACCGTGACATCGCACTTGAAGAAGCTGTTTGTAATGAACAGGTCGGCAAGCTCAAGGAAGCAACCAAACAACGTCTTAAACCGCTATTGGAACGAGTTAAGGCGTATGAACTTCAACTTAAAGAATTTTGTGATCACCGCAAAAATGAGTTTTTGCAAATCAAGAGTAAAAAGTTGACACACGGTTCGGTTGGCTACCGCTTATCCACCAGTGTGACTATTCCTGATCCTGTTTTTACTTGCCAGATGCTCAAGCAATTAAAGCTTGAACACTGCATCCGTACTAAAACCGAACCTGATAAAGAGTCAATCAAACAACTCACACCCGAACTAATCGCTGAAATTGGTGCAACTCTTAAACAGCGCAACAACTTTGGCTATGAAATTGAAACAGTTGATCCAACTGCTACAGCTGCTCATTAAACCTAAAACTGAGGCTATCAACATGTACACAGTTAAAGCACTTGAACCGCAACTAAATGATGATCCGCAAGCCCTGTTTGCAATCGTCCGTGATGACGACGTTTTAGTCGGTCATTTCTACCGCCACGAACATGCAGAAATTGCATGTGCAGCACTTAACCAAAATCAAGCAACTACTGAAGGAAATTAAACTCATGAACAAATCAGAACTTATCAAACACATCGCTTCTTCTGCTTCTCTTACTCAAGCACAAGCTACAGCTGCTCTTAATGCAGTTGAAAGTGGCATCAGCAAAGCACTTGCTGCTGGGGATGACGTTGCATTAATCGGCTTTGGAACCTTTTCCGTAAAAGAACGTGCTGCGCGTACAGGCCGCAATCCTAAAACTGGCGAAGAGCTACAAATTGCTGCGGCAAAAGTACCTTCCTTCAAAGCAGGAAAAGCACTTAAAGAGGCTGTTAGTAATGGCAACAAAAATTAAGGGCTTAGACATGCTTGAAAAGAACGGTTTAAGGGTTGTCCGTAAATACAACATTTGCGGATGGTTCGAGTATCACGTTTTGAATGAGGCTGGTCAGAGAATTTCACGGCATACAGTTCAACAACGTGCGATTGATATAGCTCTGAACACGCTTCAAGCATAAGCGAAACACAGGCATTCGTGCCTGTGTCTGCTGGATGTCGTGGTCCAGTACTGATGAGCAGCGAGAACATAATGATCAGAATTGAAGATTTAGAAAAGTTACCACCTGAAGTGGTTGAAAGTATTAAGGAGACAACATAATGAGTATGACCCGCGAAGAAGCAATTCTAAAAATCAAAAAATGTTTAGCATTGGCTAAATCAGCCAATGAAAATGAAGCAGCAATTGCACTACGTCAAGCGCAGTCTTTAATGCGCGAATTTCAGATTGATCCTGATCTGCTCGATATCGTTGAGGCTAGTTGCGAAAGTAAAGCAACAAAAATACCGCAAGCTTGGGAAGCAAGTTTAGTTATGACAATTGCTAGAGCTATGCAGTGCAAACCTATTTTTAGTTCTGGCAGTAGAACTTGGGGCATTAAAGCTTCATGGACATTTATTGGTGTCGATCCAGCACCAGAAGTTGCTTCCTATACTTTTGATGTCTTATATCGCCAAGTGATTCGTTCAAGGAAAAGTTTTATTGAAAACAGTTTAAAACGTGTGACGGTTAAAAAAAATAAGGTGCGTCGTGCGGATTTATTTTGTGAAGGTTGGGTGGATTCAGTTAAGCATTTAATAACTGACTTAGATATTGAAGTTCCAGCAAATACCATTGAACGTATTAAAAAACATATGGATAAAGCTCATGGAAAGCTTGGTTCATTTACGCCCAAAGACCGCAATAAAGGCAAAGCTTTCAATGATAGAGCAGCTAATGATTATCATGCGGGTAAACAATCTGGGAAATCAGCAAAACTAAATCAAGCAATGAATGGTGGTAAACAATTTGAAAAGTTGGGAGCACCTACATGAAAACAATGAGACTGTCAGATAAAGAAGCACAGTTAATTTTAGATCGTCGCGCTGAACAACACCACAAAAAGGCAACTTTTGCTTTTCAAGTCAGGTCGATTCAAGTAGCAAATGCATATTTTGAATGGGCTAAGAAGAACAGTTTTCTAGAACCTACTTTGGGAACGTTTGTTAATTCATTTTGTTATGACGGACCCGACGCCAAAGTTATGTGTGGTGCCGTACATCAAATATGGAAACTTGTATTTTCGTTTCAAATTCCTATGGAGAAACCACAATGCTAATAATTGCTTATTTCCTCGTTTTCTTCATCGGTATAGGAAGCTGCTTTAAAGAAGCTAAATTGGCGTGGTTATCGCGTAATAGTATTGGCTTAACTATCTTTGAAAAACGTGCCTACACTTTAAAAGCATGCATTGCGATTCTTATCGCCATTTTTGGTCTATTAGGTCTACTAGAAGCAATTGTCTGCTCTGGAGTGTTGCAATGAAATTCAATAAAAAAGCCAATCTGATTAAGCTAATCCATGTGGGCAAAACAAAACTTGGTTTAGATGATGAGCTTTATCGAGACATTCTTATTAGCACTACTGGTAAAACCAGTTCAAAAGATTTGAATCTAGCACAGCTTGAAGCTGTGCTGGATCGGTTCAAACAACTTGGCTTTGAAGTTGAATCAAAAAATAAATCTGGAGTTAAAAATTTAGCTAATGACGACCAAAGTAAATTAATCCGTCATTTATGGTTACAGCTTCATGGGGCTGGTCAGGTCAGAAACAGTAGTGAAAAAGCTTTAGCAAAATTTGTAGAAAAAAGAGTTGGTGTGAGTGCCTTGCAATTTATGAGCAGTCATCACGCAGACATGATCATTAATCACTTAAGACAATGGTGCAAACGTTGCGGCATTGAAAGAACAGAACAATAAGAAAGTAAAAACCCCAGTGCGCCAACACTGAGGTTTTAAATTCCACCCACCGACGAAAGCAAGAGGAGATAAATCATAAGACTGCTAAATCTTAACATGGGATAACAGCGGGAGCAATTATGGTTTATCGTCCTCACATTACCGACGCACAACAATTATTTTCAGATGAAGAACTCATTGCACTTATGCCTAAAAACTTTGCATTTGTGGCGAAGCTCATTGGTGTAAAACCAGCTTTAAGTCTTATTGAAAGTTATGGCGGCATTCTAGTTTTCGTGCCCCATAAACACGCTTTAGGCATTCATCATGAACTTTCACAGATCATTGGTTATTCTAAGTTACAGCTGCTCTCAGAGCACTTGGGTAACACTTCAATAGAAGTACCTATGGCTACAACAATCACGATTGCAATGCGTAATAGAACTATTCGTGAAATGGCAGCAAAAAAAGAAAGTCGCTCAAAGATAGCCCGTAAATTTGGCGTGACAATCAGAACAATACGTCATATCGTAAATGGCGAAGAAAAGCTTAAATTCAATTTAGATCAGAATCTGGATTTATTCGAATAA